AGGTATACTCCTGATTTTATTTTGCCCAATGGTATCATAATTGAAACGAAAGGTAGGTTTGTCGCTGCTGACAGAAAGAAACATCTTTTGATCCAACAGCAACATTCACACCTTGACATTCGTTTTGTGTTTAGTAATTCTAGAGCCAAGCTGAGTAAAGGAGCCAAGTCAACATACGCTGAATGGTGTGAGAAACATGGCTTCTTGTATGCTGATAAGGAAATACCACAGGAGTGGCTGAATGAAACTACTAACGCTAGTAAGCGACAACGCCCTAAGTAAGGCAAAACCTTTAACCGCAGAGGAAATCAATGCTAGAGAAGATAGTGAACGCATTTGGGCGACTATTGCGCAGTGTAAGCTTGAAGCCCAAGAGCAATGCAGATCAGTCTGGGAAGATGCCTACTGGAAAGGAAAAGCTGACGGGCGTTTCGACAGAGAGTAAGACACTTATCTGGGGTGTAGTTGAAGGGCCTATCAGCATTGACGAGTTCCCAGAAGAAGAACTTGAGCATATGGACATTGACCAAGGTTATGAGTGGATGCTCGTATGCAAGATCGAAGAGGACGGGAAGATTGGATTAGCTAACTTCTGGTATCCCACCCTTGATGAAGCTAACGCAGTAAAGTGGTATTTCGACAGCAACATCGAACCACTGGAGATTATGTATGACTAAGACAACAGTAGTATTCAGTTGCGCTCACACTGACCCTGACGTAGGAAATGAGCGTTTCAACTGGTTAGGTAAGTTCCTATACGACCTTAAACCTGACATGGTAATTGACTTGGGTGATGGCGCTGATATGCGGTCATTAAATACATATGACACTCGTTACCCACAAGCAGTATGTAGTCAAAGCTACGAAGGTGACATCAACGCTTACAACGATGCTCAGGAGCGTCTGCGGTGGGCTTTCCGTCACCACAAGCGTAAGCGTCCCTTTTGGGTAGGCTTTGAAGGTAACCACGAGAACAGAATTAAGAAAGCTATAGCACATGACCCAAGACTTGAGGGACAAAAGTACGGGATATCCTTCGCCCATCTTCAAACGAAACATTGGTTCGATGAATATCACGAGTATCAAAATAGCGCGCCTTCGATTGCTGATTACGATGGCGTATCGTACGCTCATTATTTTAGCTCTGGCAACTATGGTTCAGCTACTTCTGGCCTTCACCATGCTTACACCCTACTACAAAATAGGAATCATAGCTCTACTTGCGGTCACAGTCATAAACGTAGTGTTTACTTTAAGGACAGCGCACACCCTTCTCCGATTATAGGTATGGTTGTAGGCTGCTACAAAGGCGCTGAGGAAGGTTGGGCAGGTCAAGCCAACAGTGAGTGGTGGAAAGGTGTTGTAGTTAAGCGTGAGTTATCTAACGGTGTCTACGAGCCTGAGTTTGTATCAATGGAGAGGTTGAAGAAACAGTATGGGTAAGCGAAGCAACTTCGAGAGGGTCGCAAGAGATTACTATCCTACCCCAATCGAAGCTGTGGAGCCATTGATTGATCACTTGCCGTATAGTTTTGATTATGTAGAGCCTTGTGCAGGTGACGGTAGGCTGATCAATCATATCCATGAGTTGACACAGGGACAGGGCGAATGTCTGTACGCTTGTGACATTGAACCACAACACCCTGACATTATGCAGATGGATGCCTTACAGATTGACTTAGGTCACTATCAAGTAGTTGACTTTTGCATAACCAACCCACCTTGGGACAGGAAGTTCTTGCACCCGTTTATTGAGCATTGGCTCAACATTTGTCCTACGTGGCTCTTGTTTGATGCTGATTGGATGCACACTAAGCAGTCTTCTTATTATATGACTTATTGCCGTAGTATTGTGTCAGTAGGTCGTGTTAAGTGGTTTGGTAATCAGAGCGGTAAAGATAACTGTTGTTGGTATCTCTTTGATGCAGGTGGCGGTTTAGGAACACAATTTCACGGAAGGATGATATAATGCTTAGTGGAGACGATATCGAAGCCTTTGAGACGCTCTATGGCTACTGGGGTGCTGACTATGGGACTAAGGCTCGTGTGATGAATATGACTAATCAGGCTATGGTAAAAGAGTTTGCCAGTAAGTCTGAACAAGAGCCTGACCCAACACTCTATTTTAATCTTGTTGTAGAAGAGTATGACGAGGTTATGAAGGCACGAACTGGAGTTGACGAACTGAAAGAACTAGCAGACCTAGTTTATGTTATCTATGGCTATGCCAACTCTCGTGGATACGACCTTGACGAAGCTGTTCGCCGTGTGCATATAAACAATATGGGACGGATGCTACAGCCTGATGGTACAATAAAGCGCAGGGAAGATGGTAAGATTATCAAGAACCCTGACTATCCAAAGGTGAGACTAGATGACTTGGTTTAGACGTTTTATAAATTACATTATCACATGGCGTAAACACCGTGCGGTAATCAAAGAGCTAAATGCTCTAACGGACAAAGAGCTTGCAGATGTTGGTATCAATCGTTATGATATTGACCGTCTTGTATGGCTAGAAGAAGATAAAAAGAAGCGAGGATCGAATGAATAACTACCTGCCAACTGACTACCAAAACTTTATTGCTATCAGCCGCTATGCACGTTGGCTACCTGAAGAAGGTCGCCGTGAGAACTGGGCTGAGACTGTTGACCGCTACATAACCAGTGTTGTCGCTCCTGTAGTGGACAGTGGAAAAGCTCAAGAAATCCGTGAGGCTATTCTTAGCCTTGGTGTTATGCCATCTATGCGGGCTGTGATGACCAGTGGAAAAGCTCTTGAGCGTGACAACACCTGTGCATACAACTGTAGCTACCTGCCTGTCGATGACCCTAAGTCTTTTGACGAGGCTATGTTTATCTTGTTGTGTGGTACAGGCGTAGGCTTCTCAGTAGAGCGCCAATACGTCAACAAGCTACCTGAAGTGCCTGAGCAACTGTTTGAGAGCGAGGACACTATTGTCGTAGCTGACAGCAAAGAGGGTTGGGCTAAGGCTTATCGTAAGCTGTTGGCTTTGTTGTGGGCAGGTGAGATTCCTACATGGGACGTATCTAAAGTTCGCCCTGCGGGTGCTAAGTTGAAGACCTTCGGGGGTCGTGCTTCTGGGCCTGCACCACTAGAGGATCTGTTCCGCTTTACTATCACTAAGTTCAAAGGCGCACAAGGTCGTAAACTGTCGTCTATTGAGTGTCACGACATAATGTGTAAGATCGGTGAGATTGTTGTAGTTGGTGGTGTTCGCCGTTCAGCTATGATCTCCCTGTCTAACTTGTCCGATGATCGTATGCGTCATGCTAAGTCAGGTCAATGGTGGGAGAACCAAGGTCAACGTGCATTGGCTAACAACTCTACAGCCTACACTGAGAAGCCTGATATGGAAACATTCATGCGTGAGTGGACAGCATTGGTAGAAAGTAAGTCAGGTGAGCGTGGTATCTTCAATCGTCAAGCAAGTCAGAAGCAGGCAGCTAAGAATGGTCGCCGTGAGTTCATGGTAGACTTTGGTACTAACCCCTGTAGCGAAATTATACTTCGTCCCTATCAGTTCTGTAACCTGACTGAGGTTGTTGTTCGTGCTACTGATAACTTAGATGATCTTATCCGTAAGGTAGAGTTGGCTACAATCTTGGGGACTATCCAGTCTACCTTTACCAACTTTCCATACCTACGTAAGAAATGGAAGGACAACACTGAAGAAGAGCGTCTGCTAGGTGTATCTCTGACAGGCATTATGGACAACCCGCTATTGACTAGCAAGAACTCAGGATTGGAGAAAACTCTTGAGCATCTCCGTGACGTGGCTATTGCTACTAACGCTGATTGGGCTAAACGTCTTGGCATACCTCAGTCTTCTGCCATCACTTGCGTTAAACCAAGTGGGACTGTATCTCAGTTGGTTGATTCTGCTAGTGGTATCCATGCTCGTCACTCACCTTATTATATCAGGACTGTTAGAGGTGACAACAAAGATCCTTTGACACAGTTTATGAAGGACATGAATATCCCTAATGAACCCTGTGTGATGAAGCCTGAGAACACGACAGTGTTTAGTTTCCCTGTTAAGTCTCCTAAGGGTGCAGTTACTCGTAATGATATGACAGCCCTTGAGCAGCTTGAGATGTGGCTAACATATCAACGACACTGGTGTGAGCATAAACCATCTGTGACTGTATCTGTACGAGATCACGAGTGGATGGAAGTGGGTGCATTTGTGTATAAGAACTTTGATGAAATGTCGGGTGTATCATTTTTGCCACATTCTGATCATACCTATCAGCAAGCGCCTTATCAGGATGCAACTAAGTCTGATTATGAAATGCTTTTGTCTGTTATGCCTAAGAGTATTGACTGGTCTAAGTTGGCTGAGTACGAGCAAGAGGACAATACTGCAAGTTCTCAGACTTTTGCCTGTTCAGGTGACGTATGTGAGATTGTTGATCTGACATGACAGAGCTTTTTATGATAATCATCTTAGGTTGTGCCATTGTTTTTGGCATAGCCTACAACTCAAAGTGAGAAAATGGTTCAACAAAAACCTAAGACCCGAACAAGACGGACACGAACAAAACATGATGAAAGTAAAAGCCCTCTCGACCTCTTACCTAAAAACAACAAACAAGGAGAGTACATCACAGCCCTCAACGAGTTCTCACAAGTCATCGTATTTGGCCCAAGCGGAACTGGAAAAACTTATGTCGTTTCCTCATATGCAGCATCCCTTTACCACACTAAAGACATCAACAAGATCGTCATCACAAGACCCCACGTGTCAGTGGGAAAAGATCTGGGATATCTTAAGGGGGATCTAGAGGAGAAGACTAAGCCTTGGGCATTGCCTGTGTTAGACGTACTTGAGAAGCAACTAGGACAGGGCGTAGTGGAAACAGGTCTTAAGTCAGGTAATATTGAAGTAGCACCCTTAGCTCTTATGCGGGGTCGCTCCTTCGAGGATGCCTTTATTATCTGTGACGAAAGTCAGAACATTACATTCCATGAACTTAAGATGTTGTTGACCCGTGTAGGTGA